GACATATTATGTCTCCACTTCTCAGCGTCAACTCGGTCTGAGTATTAAATTGTCAAAGAACGGGCATTAACAACTCAATAGCGTGCAAGGTTGGAATACCGTATTAGACTACTTGTGGCCATTGTGCGAGCTTGCGTAAATCTGCACGTAACTTTTCTTGTTCTTCTGGCGCGAGGCCCTCATCAAGTCCTTCGATAAAGGTTCCGCACTCTACACACAACGTAGAACATGATGTTTCATTACATCCATTCCACCCGTTGTAGGGTTTATCGTGATCGCTACACCATTGCTGATGGCACCAATCAGAACAAAACTCAATATGATCTACTACATCACCTATATGATCTTCGACAAAGAAAATATGCATACGCGCTCCTGCTAACCTTGCACGCTATTCAGTTGTCAAGGAACCACTACCACTATTATATCATACTTCTATCAGTCTTTAATAATTCAATTGTGGAGCGTATCCGGTACAAGTTAGACTTCTCTGCGTCTACCTCACATTCCCAAACGGCAGGTTCAAGTAATCCCCAATCACTCTTTCGCTCCATACTCCCCAATCGCCATTTTCGTTCCTACCCCAATATGCCTTGTCAACTGCCATCTTCTCATTTAGGTAATCGTCGATCAGATTTTCGAGATCATGTGCTATTTGTCCAGACATATCCGAGGTCAGTTCGCCACGTTCCTCTTTATCTATCAAGGCTTCTATTTGTGGAATAGTACACTCGTATTCAAAACCATAGTCTTTGGCAATAGTGAAGATACGCTTCCACATATAAATGCCATGTACCCCGTCCACATAGCATCCTAGTTCTACGTTATCCTGAAATACCCGTTCCATGTTGAGACTCCAATCTGGACACGCTCCACAATTCAATTATCAAAGACCAGTTGTTTACAACTCAATACAGGACACACATTGCTAGAAAATAGATTATCCAACTACTTGGTATTGTTGCTAGTGTGGCAATATTGACAATACGTGCCCTCAATATTGCAGGCTTTCTGAAACTTGGTTTCATCAAAGCGCTTATTGTCCATACTAAACACTGTGACAAAACGATCAAATGCAACCTGCAAAGTAAACAGATATGCTTCCATGGATCGTGCTGAGTTGCCATCGTCATCAACTTCAATGGTCAACTCGCGCTCCCATTCTGCTAAGCCTGCAAGTACATCTGCTACCATCTGATAGTCCTTGCGTTGCCATTTTGTGGACATATTGCACTACTCCAATCATGGCAATGTGTGTGCTGTATTCAGTTGTAAAGATCGGACCTTAGTAGCTGTTACCTATGACAACTTAACAAGACGCGAGACTGAGGGGTTTACTTGAACGATACAGGAACCATACCCGTCAATCGTGGTTCAGTGAATGATCTAGGCCTGTGTGCGACTGCGTCCAACTGATACGGTGTAGCGTTGTGAACGTCATCGCTCGGCCAGTCTACGTTCTGTGGTCTAGCCTTGCGGTACACTGGACGTGCGTTCTTATCACCTAACTTGAACGTCAACGGTTTCACTGGATAACTATTAACCATGAGATTCTCCAATCTGGTTAACAGTCTCGCGCCTTATTAAGTTGTCAAATAACTGACTACACAGACATTATAACACGATGAGAACCTGATACAATGGTACAGTTACGATTGTGTACCCTTTACACAATTGCACCTATCACATTAACATCAGTATGTATAGGGGTACAGTATTATTCCTGTGCCATTGACCGACTATGAGCGAGTGTGATATAATAGAGATATGTATCAGATTGTAGAGGGGTACACAATCGTATCTGTACCATCGACTTTGATTTTTTTTTGTGATATAATATCTTTATTGTATGACACGAAGTATCCTTCTAAAGTAAAAAGGGATCACACTTACTCTTAATCTATATAAGGGTATTACTGATCGCATCGAAATTTTGAAAATTTTGGAAATTTTTTTTCTGAAAATTCCCTGCCTCTCTCGTATCTCCAATCATTGCAACACCAGATGATAGGGGACCCTATAGGGACCCGATAGCTCTTAGTCTTTATCTTAATCTTATACTAGAGAAGTACTTCTAGGGCGCACAACTGTGCTACACTGCGTCAATGACGATACGGCCCAAAACGACGGTGCATGAAATCACGGGTGAAGAAGTCGAGTGTTGGGTGGCCGATGGGCTGGACGACGCGCTGATGGGCTATGGGGAGCAGGGGCAGCATACGGTAGCCGTCTACGATTATGACAAGTGTCTGGAGATTTTCATGCAGCGGGATGGCATGGATCAGGACGAAGCGCTCGAACACATGAGTTACAATGTCACCGGGACGAGTTTAGCGGAGAAGACGCCCGTGTTTCTCGAACGCTTTCCCACGGATCAGACACAGGATTGGCGGCGTCCGGCAGGGTGGGCATGATCGAGACGGTGCAGCCGGTGCTGGAAAACACCTTCGAGTGGCACCCCACATGGGAAGGGTTCCTCATTACGGTGGCGATTTGGCTGGCCTGCTTTTTCGGACTGGAGTGGCTCCGTGACTAAAGCGGAACGACGGGCGGCAGACGAAGCCAACGAAGTCTATACCAGTGCCTTGGCACATTTGCATGGATTAGATCGATCCATTGGACAGTTACAGGATATGCTGGAACAGATGATTGATCTCCGGGAGAATACCATTCGGCAGACCAGCCACGACGTGATTCACCAGTGGCGCACCGAACGGGGACCCGAAAAGATTACCGGGATTATCCGGACCTCATGGAGTGAACCTGATGGCGTGGTGGACGAATCCTAACGATCTGCGGTATCGGGTGATCGAAATGGGGAGCAAGGCGCTCCCGATTGTCCTGCTCTATGTGGCAACCAGCGGCGTCAGCCAATGGCACACCAACAGCGTCTTTGACGGTAATGAAATTCAGAATATTCTCCAAGGGATTCCCGTCATTGGCGGGGGGTATGCCCTGATGAAGTGGTGGAAGCTGGTCTAATGGCCCTGACCTATCGACGGAAACGGTTGGCACCGCGTCATTTTGATCGGGCGCTCTCGCAGATCAGGAGGTTGCCCGTCTTCGCAGGATCGCATCGCAAGCAGCAGGCGAATGAAGTCGGGGTGTTGGGTGAAGTGGTGCTGGAGGAGTTTTTTCAGGACCATCATCTGAACTATCAGGATGCCCGGACCTGCACGACGCATGATTATGTCATGGAGTCGGGAACGACGGTGGATGTAAAAACCAAGGAACGGACGGTGCGCCCGAAGTCAGACTATGACAATTCAATCCCGTTGTATAATCACACCCATCAGCGCCCTGATTTCTTTTATTTTGTGTCGCTGATGCGTACCCCAGACAGGACGACCAAGGGAGTCCGTCGCTTTGTGGAGGCGCATATTTTAGGCGGCATTGCATGGGATCAGGTCGAGACACTTGGCACGCGATGGCAGGCGGGAGAGGTGGACCCCGCCAATGGAACGCAATTCTGGACAGATTGCCTGAATATCAGGATGGCTGATCTCCTTGAGAATCAGGTGATGATTGATCGCCTGCACCAAGGAACGGGATCGTGACGACCACATGGATGAGCTGGCTGGCGCTGGCAGATATTCTGGTGTTACTGGCCGTTATGGGGTGGCATGCCTCGATGCGGCGGGATGGCACCTACTGGTGGAATCCCCCAACCAAGGACTGGAAGGAATCGGATGGATGATGCCCGACGGTGTACGGCCAAGAGCAGTTGGTCGAAACAGCGCTGTAAAAAAGCGGCGATTCTCGGCGGCACGGTCTGTCATACCCACGGCGGGGGTGCGCCGCAAGTGCAGCGAAAAGCCAAGGAACGGCTCGAAGACTTGATTGATCCCGACCGCGCCCTACGGGAAGCGGCCAAACTCGCCTATTCCAATATTCAGGATGTGCTGGACGAACACGGCAATGTGCGTCCCATCAAGGAATGGCCGAGAGAACTCGCCGCCGCCGTCAGTTCCATTGATATCACCAAGAAAAACCTCACGGCAGGCGACGGGAAGCAGGAAGACGTCATTCGGATTCGGCTGTGGGATAAACCGTCCAATCTGACCCTGCTCTTTAAGCATCTCAATCTCCTCACCGAACGCCTCCATCTCTCCGCCGATAAGGAAATTCTGGACCGACTGATGTCGGCACGGCAGCGGTTGGACGATCAACCGGCGATTGAGGTGGAAATCGTGAAGGAGGACGACGAGGCGCGTGCCTTATCCTCCTGATGGACAAGCCTATAAACGACTGGCACAGGCGGTGTTGCTGGCGGCGGTGCGGGACGCCGATCTCTGGAAGATCGACAATCGGGTGGGAAAGTCGGTAAATACCACGCCAGATCGTCAGGTCTTTATGGCGCGACAGTTTCTCGTGACGGAAGACGAGTGCGGGGGCTGGTGTATGATGGCCGGACTCGACCCGACGCTCTTTACTGTGCGGATGAAAGCCAAAGTGGACGAAGCATGAAACAGTCGGCCCAAGAAGCCTTGGCGGAAGCCGTCGCACAGTGCTATCACGACCCGCTTCGCTTTGTGCAGATGATGTATCCGTGGCGGGAACCGGGCTTTCTCCAGCCCTATGATGGGCCGGATGTCTGGCAGCGCGAGTTTCTCATTAAACTTGGCAAGTCCGTCAAAGAACGGGGCTTTACCGGCCAAATGCCCGTCGCGCCTATTCGGATGGGCGTCAGTTCCGGTCACGGCATTGGCAAATCGACCATGGTGGCGTGGATTGTCAACTGGATTATGTCCACCCGTCCCCATGCCAAAGGGACCATTACCGCCAATACGTTTACACAGCTTCGGGACAAGAGTTGGGCGTCGATTCAGCGCTGGACCAAGATGTGTCTGACCCGCGACTGGTTTACCGTGACCAGCGACCGGATGTATCACACCAATTACAAGGATTCGTGGTTCTGTTCCGCCCAAAGCTGCAAGGAAGAGAACTCTGAAGCGTTTTCGGGTCAGCACGCCGCCGATTCGACGTCGTTTTACGTCGTCGATGAAAGCAGTGCGGTCCCGGACAAGATTTTCGAGGTCGCGGAAGGTGGCTTGACGGACGGGGAGCCAATGATGTTTGTCTTTGGCAACCCCACGCGGTCTACCGGCGCGTTTCATCGTATCTGTTTTGGATCGCTGCGGAAGCGGTGGGAGAGTGTGCAGATCGACAGTCGGGAATGTCGCTTTACCAATAAGGCGCAACTCAAGGAATGGGCGGATGATTATGGAGAAGAATCGGACTTTTATCGGGTGCGGGTCCGGGGTCTGCCTCCGGCGGCGTCTGACTTGCAGTTTATCAGCAGCGAGTTGGTCTATGCGGCACAAAAGCGTCAGCCGATGATCTTGAGCGATGAGCCGCTGGTGTGTGGTCTGGATGTCGCACGGGGCGGAGAAGATCATTCGGTATTTCGCTTTCGCTGCGGCGGCGATGCGCGAAGTGTTCCCGCAATTCGACTGGCAGGAGGCGAAACCCGCGACACGATGCGGTTGGTAACGCTGGCTGCTGACGTGCTGGAACGGGACTTTGGTGGGAGGCGAATTGGTACGATGTTTGTGGATGGTACCGGTATCGGGGGGCCGATTGTCGATAGGCTACGCCAGTTGGGACACAAAAATGTCGTCGAAGTGCAATTTGGTGCAAAAAGTCCTTCGACAAAGTTCGCAAATATGCGAAGTTATATGTGGGGGAAGTGTCGGGAATGGCTGGCACGCGGCGCGATTGATAAAGCGTCACGACTTGAATATGATTTAACCGGACCCGGCTACAAGCATGATGGCCGAGATCGAGTCATCTTGGAATCGAAAGAGCAGATGAAAGGGCGCGGCATTGATTCTCCGGATGACGGAGACGCCTTGGCGCTGACGTTTGCAGCCTCTACGGTATTGCGGAATGTTCCATTTCTGAATCGCACCCAAAAGTCTAAGGGCTGGCGACAAAGTTGGATGAGTCACTAATTATGGCGGCAAAAAATCAAGAAAAATCCAGAGATTTTCTCAATACCGCGATGGATCGCTGGCGGAGTTGCGATACTGCCGAGTCGAATCAGCGCGAAGAAGGCGAAAAAGACCTCCGCTTCCTCAATCTCGAACAGTGGGACCCGCAGGACGAACGGGATCGGGAAGATCGCCCGACGCTGGTCATTGACCAGATCGGGGAACCCTTTCGCCAGTTGATTGGCCGTCAAAAGGCTGCCAAACCCAGTATTCAGGCGGTGCCGGTGGATTCCGGGGCCGATGTGGACACGGCGGAGGTCTATCAGGGCCTCATTCGCCATATTGAGAACAAAGGTCACGCGAAAGTTGCGCGGGATGAGGCGTTTAAGGCGGCGGTGGCCGTAGGTTTTGGGTATTACCGTATTGTCACAGATTATGAGAATGAAGGGGATGCGACGGCTCCGGTGGACAGTCTGTTTGACCAGTCCATCAAGTATCAGCCGATTGAAAACCCGATGGCCGTCTTTCGGGACCCGGCCTGTCCTCTCCATGAACCGGAAAAGTGCCGCTTTGTCTTTATTGTGGAAAATATTCCCAAATCAGATTTTGAAGAGCGCTATCCGAACGCCATTTCGAGCAGTGAAGCCGCGTTTCAAAGCACCGGACTTGAAATGCCGGAGTGGTATCCCGAAGATTCCGTGCGGATTGCCGATTATTTCTACATCGAAACCAAAAAAGGTCCCGAAGTCGTACTGATTCGGACACCGAACAATCAGGAATTTACTGTCCCTGCCGATCAGGTGCCGGAAGGCGTGGAAATCGTCCAGCGACGGCATCTCTACTTCCGGTCAGTGAAGCTGGCGAAAATCAGTGGCGCGGAAATTCTGGAAGGCAATCCTGCCAAAACCGCAGGTCGAGACTGGCCGGGGATGTTTATTCCCGTCGTTCCCATTTGGGGTGAGGCTTTGGTGGTTGATGGGCGACGGACGTTGCGCGGGATTGTGCGTGCTGCCCGTGATCCGCAGCGGATGTATAACTATCAGAATTCTGAACTGGTCTACGAACTCGCACTGAGTCCGAAATCCAAGGTCCTAGCTCCTGTTGAAGCGATTGAGGGGTTGGAGGATATGTGGAAAGAAGCGGCGCGGATGCCGTTTCCGGCGCTCCTTACGAAAGCCTTTGACGCGGAAGGCCGAGCATTACCGTCCCCAACGGTCGCCCAATTTACTGATCCGAACAAGATTCAGGCGCTCGTTGTGGCGATTAACCAGCATAAGTCCGATCTTCGGACGACGACCGGCTGGTATGACGCCACCGACCCGAATCGACGCGGAGCCGATCAAAGCGGTAAGGCGATTTTGGCGCGGAAGGAATCGCAGGCTGAAGGCAATACGAATTATCATGAAAACTTTGGGGAAGCCCTGAATTATGAAGGAATGATTCTTCTTGACCTCATTCCCAAGATTTATACCCGACCGGGGCGTGTACTGCGACTCGCTGGTCTGGAAGATGATACCCAATCGAAAATGGCGACAATGGGGGAACCATATCGCGGAGAAAATGGCGCGAGTCGAATTTACGAGTGGGGTGTCGGACGGTATGATGTGGCAATTACAGTCGGCGCAAGTTATACGACACGACGGCAGGAAGCCGCTGCATGGCAACTCGATCTAATGAAAGTGCTACCCCCACAGATGGCCGCGGCAATGGCTCCGATTGCGGTCAAGAACATTGACGGACCGGGTAATCAGGAAATCGCTAAACGCCTCAACCAGACATTGCCTCCAGAACTACAGGGCGACAAGGAAGAAGCGCCGATTCCGCCTGAAATTCAACAGCAGCTTCAGCAATCTGAGCAGATGATTCAACAATTAACGCAGCGCGTAACCGAACTGGATGGAGCCATCCAGATGGATGAAGTGAAGGCGCAGAAGGAGTTGACTCGGACGCGAGAATCCGATCAGGCCAAGGAACGAGTAGCGCGGATTCAGGCTGAATCGGAGATGGCGCGTACGCGGATGGAGCTGATCAAGGAAATGATGAAGATTGACGCCGCCGGTGGTACTGCCATGGCGCAGGAAGAAACCAAGCGTTTACTTAAGTTAGCCGATTTGGAAGTGGCGATGGATACGGCGATGGGACAGGCGATAACCGCCCCACCAGAACAAGCGGGTCCTCCGCCGGGACCTGAAGGCATGATGCCGCCGGAAGGACCGCCGATGGGACCACCGGGAATGGGTGGACCACCTCCGCCGGGACCACCGATGGGACCAGAGGGGCCGCCAATGCCAGAAGAAGGGCCACCGATGATGCCACCACAAGGTCCTCCGATGGTCTAAAGGATTATCATGCCATTAAAAACTGGTTCAAGTAAGCAGGCTGTGAGTGGTAATATTCGGACATTGCGTCACGAAGGCTATAAACCGAAACAGGCGGTCGCCATTGCAATGAGCAAGGCAGGCAAGGCAAGGAAGCCAAAAAAACGGAGGGCAAATGCCACCTAAAAAGAAACCACGACCGTCGAAAAAACCGCCGAAGATGCGGTATTGATTTTGAGCTTGGAAGGGAAACAGAAGGTACGACGCGTGCAATCCACTGTGTGAACCCTGAAACTGAAGAGGCAGGTGACACGACCTCTTCCAAGCTCTTTTTGGTGTCGCACCGACCACAATGAGGTGCGGGAAAGAAGAACATGGCTCCTGAAACAGAAGAAACGACACAAGACGCAGTTGAAACTACGTCAGAGGCTCCTCCGGTTACACCGGAAGAAACCGGGGCGGAACCCGTTGATGCACCGCCAGTGAACGAACTGGCTGAGTTTCGTGCAGCACGGAAAGCCGAACAAAATGGAGAGGTGTCTGACGACGCAGAAGCGAAGCCACCTGCTCAAGAAACGGCGACTGAGGAATCTGAACCTATCGCTACCGAGACAATTGATCCGGACAAGCATGTCTATGATCCGGATACTGGCGAAGTGTTGGATCGTCGGACACGGGCGGCAAAACGTATTGAGGTCTTACTGAGGGAGCGTCATCTTCTTCGTCAGCAGCTTGCGGGTCAGCAGCCACCTTCCGAGGTGCCTGCCCAAACGCCTGCGCCAGAGGCGCAAGCGGCTCCCGCGGAAGAGCCAGAGCCAACCTTGGAACAATTTAGTCAGGAACCTGATCCGTATGCGGCATTTATGGCCGCGAATGCACGCTGGCACGCCCGACAGGAATTTCAGAAACAAACCGATCAACAATCTACGGCGAACCGTACCGCGCAGGTAGAAGCACGGGTCCAAGATGCACAATCCTCTTGGGACGGCAAACTCGATGAGGTACGAACACGGCTTCCCGATTTCGACAAGGCGTACAATCATATGTATCAAGCGTTGCCCACCGATGGCAGGCAGCGTCCCTTGGTCGAAACGCTCCTTACATCGTCCATCGGTCACGATTTGGCCCATTATTTGGGAACGAACCCCCAAGCGGTCACGGACTTGTACAACCAGCCTACGCTCAAGGCGCATCTTCGGGCGATTGGAAAAATCGAAGCGCAGGTAGAAGCACGATTGACGAACAATTCGGCTACTCCTGCATCAACTCCTGTAGTGACTCCTTCACCACCCATGAATCCGGTCGGTGGGGGCGCTACATCCACTAATTATGACAGTCGGTCGGCAACTCTGGCTCAATTCCGCAAACGTCACGGAGTGCGCGGTGGACGACGGAGTGTCTGAGGTGGATTTTCATAAAGGTAAGTGATGGCGAATAATCTACCCACAATAGATGACATCACGTTAGCTGCACTAGATGTGTTTGAAAACAACCTCTATGCTGCTAAGTGTTGTAGTCGAAAGCTCGAAGGCGACTTCGGGTCGAAGGGTGGTCAGATTGGTGATTCGCTCCGGATTAGAAAACCGGCGCAGTTCACCGTTCGGACCGGCCAAGCGTGGGCGGGGCAGGACATTGAAGAGCAGACCGATACGCTGACATTAGATCGTCAGCAAGGTGTCGACTTTTCTATGACCTCAAAGGAGCGCAAGCTGGATTTGAACAGCTTGACACAGCAGGTGTTAAAGCCTGCGATTGTCCGACTGGCGAATGAAGTCGATGCAAACATCCTTGAAGATGTGACCAAGGCGACATTCAATGCAGTCGGCACTCCGGGAACGACTCCGACCACCATGGCAACCTACATTGACGCAGGCGTCAAGCTGACGAACTTCACCTGCCCCCGTGGCAATGGTGAACGGCACTTGATGGTCAATGCGGAGATGGAAGGTGATATTGCCTATGCGTTGAGAGACTACTTTCATCGCGCAGGTAAAATTAACGAGGTGTTCGATAAAGCTGAAGTGTCGGATTATGTGGCAGGCTACAACTGGTATACCGACCAGAACGTCTACACACATACCGTCGGCACCTATGCTGGCACCCCGTTGGTCAATGGTGCCAGTCAAACGGGATCAAGTCTGATCACGGATGGCTGGTCAAGTGGTGCGTCCAACCTGACGGTGGGCGACCGCTTTACGATTGCCAGCGTGTTTAGTGTCAATCCGGTCACCAAGGCAACACTGTCTGAGCTTCAGCAGTTTGTCGTGACCACGGCAGTCAGTGACTCCACCGGTGATATGACGATTAGCATTTCGCCATCCATCGTGGGACCGGGCGAACGGTTCCAGAACGTCAGCGCACTGCCAGCAGATGGCGCAGCCATTACGGTGTTCGGGACCACTGGGAATGTCTATTCTCAGGGTGTCGCGTTCAACGAAGAAGCTGTGGCCTTGGCAATCGTGCCGCTAGAACGTCCCAAGGGTGTGAATCAGGCTTCGATGAAGTATGACTCACAGTCGGGTGTCGGTCTGCGGTATATCGAATGGTATGACGGCGATTCCGATATCTGGAAGAG